GGCGCCAGGTCAATCTGCGAGAGTGCAAGATCAAGCAGCACGATGGTACTGCCTGCGGGCCAGACTTCCGGCATGACACCATCGGTTCCAAGCTGGCCACGCAGCCGGACCGAGATCTCGTAAGTGTCGGGTGCGACGATCTGCACGTCGGCGAACTGGAATATCTCCCAGTTCGCGGCACTGCCGTCGCCGATAGCCATGGCATTGGCTCCGTTCAGCACGGAAGTCCGGCTTGCGGAGGCCAGCTCCCCTCCGGCAATCCTGACGCGAAGCGGCGGGCCCAGGTCCCAGACCCCGGGGCGGTGGACGGTCATCTGCGATTCCGAAACGCCAATCACTGCCGGAGCGACAATGAGCCGATTGAGCTCGTAACCGGCGTCCTCGTCGGACGACCACACCGCAACCGAGCCCGGCCAGGGGTCGGCACCTACAGCGACATGCGGAGCTTGCGGGACTTCCTGACCCGTCAACAACGGCAGGTCCAGGAACACGGGAACGACTGGAACCGGGGGGGTAAACGGCCGCAGGTCAGGTATATCTTCCGATTTTTCCGAGGGCAGGTAGACGCCCGGCTCGACACGGATGGCTTCCAAAAACTGGCTTTCCGATTGTTCCACCCGATCCACCCGATAGCGGCCGCCTGCAATGCGGACGACATCACCGGCTCCAATCGAAAGCCTGGACTTCGGAAGCGCGAACCGCGCGGTATCGCGTGCCACCCGTGCTTCCGCCAGCCATCGCTCCACAGCGCATAGCCCCTCCGACTTCGTCAATGCCAGGGGCAGGTCAGTCTGGGAAACACCGACCGAGTCCTCGTCGGGAAAGCGTGTTTCCACCGACCGAAGCTCGTAACTGGATTGAGCATCGACATAGCCAAGACGAACCTGACCCGCCGTTTCGGCATCCGAGCTCCGCGTCACCTCGATCCGTCCGTCCAGCTCCGGGACAAGCGCGACTTCGTCGTCTTGAAGATCCGTCAGCAAATTTGCTGTGCGATTGCGAAATACCAACTGTCCCTCGCGTTCGAAGACGTCGAACCCGAACGCAAGCATAAGGGGCTGTAACGCTGATCGGACCGTGGTGATGTCGGTTTGCTGATAGCCGCGAACCAGCCCGAAAAGGGCATTCACATCCAGCGCCTCAACCCCGGATTTCCTGCACAACTCACGAACGACCGCGGACAGGGGCTGGTTCGACGCCCGTCCGTTAAGCCAATGGCCGCAGGAGTAGTTCCCTCCATCGCTCCAGACCGTTGTCTGGCCAGGAAATTCAGGAAACGGTCGCGCATCCCAGGCCCAGACATAGGCATGGTCCATGTCGACCATCGGTCCACCGTAAATGCCGGAAACAGGATTGTTCCAGGCCTCGGCCCAGTACGACGCCATGGCAAGCAGGTACTGCATCTGCACCAGGTCATCCCGTCGACCATTGGACCATGCTGGCAGTCCCGACTCGGACGACTTTGCGTCGACGAAGCGGTTCGGCTGATTGGTTCCCTTGTCGACAGCAGCACAGCCATATTCCGTGAACCGGATCGGCTTGCAGGCCGGAATCCAGTCGGTTGGCAAGGCTGACCTGACACCGCCAAGTCGATCATGATGCAAACTCGACCACCAGGATTTCAGATCCTTGTAGCGAAAGACCCAATCCTCGCCATATTCTGTGTCGGATATCGGCTGGCGTCGTTGGGCAAGCGCCCCCTCTGGGCTGTCGTAATACCAGTCGTAGCCTTCACCCCCGGCGATGTTCGCTCGCAGATATTGCGGATTGTAGACCAAGCCGAACCTGGAATCGGCATGTGTTTCGCCATCCCGCCAGTCGGACAACGGCATGTAATTGTCGATGCCGATGAAATCGATGTCGGGATGCGACCACAGAGGATCCAGATGGAAATAGACGTTTCCATCGACATGATAGCCGAAGTATTCGGACCAGTCGGCCGCATAGCTGATCTTGACCTGTGGTCCAAGGACTGACCTGACATCGACCGCAAGTCGCTGCAATTCCTGGACTGCCGGAAAGCTGTCGGCTGCGCCTCGGATTTGTGTCAGCGACCGAAGTTCCGATCCGATGCAGAAGGATTCGACACCCCCCGCGATCACGCAAAGATGGGCATAATGCAGGATGAACTTGCGATAGCCCCAATCTGCCGGACCGGAATAGCTGATCGTCTCGCCATTGACCGCAAAATGCCCTGGCTCGGCAGCCCCGAAGAAGGCAGAAACCTCAGCCGCAGCGCCCGCAGTCCGATCCGAAGTCCCCGGTCGCCCCGGTGCCGTGGCCAGGGTGATGCGGCCGCGCAAGGGAAGTGCGGGCTGCGCAGTCGCACCTGTCCAGGGATCGGACAGCAGGTTGCCCGCGACCTGATCCATAAGGATGAAGGGATAGAACATCACGTCCTTGTCGGCGCCACGAAGCGCCCGGATCGCCTCGATCACCGAAGCATCCGTCGGCGTGCCGCCATAGATCGACGCTCCATCCAGCTTCGGGATCTCTCGTGCCGCTGCCCGATTCAAGCCACCCGCACGCCAGGGCATGCCGATACCGTCGCGCAGCTTCTGCTCCACCTTCGGGTGGATCGTGCAGGATGAACAGCGCAAGTCATCGCCGAACCAGGAAACGACAAGCGATATGGCATCCGACCTTGGCAATTCCTGGGACAACTGTTCCAGGCTGGTCGCGAAATCGGTCTTTCCCGAAGGGGAATGGACGTTTGCCGTCCGGTTCCGTCCCAGCGCCTCGGCATAGTGAACCGGCGTCGTCGCCAGCCCGTATTCGCCGGTGCCGGGGATCAGCGCCACCCCCCGCACCGCCCCGCTCAGGCTGGCCGCCGGGTCGACAGCCGGGCCTTGGGCCGCCCGGATCACTTCGAAGCTGAATTGCGGAACACGGTTGCCGTATGCGGCAAGCTCCAGATCCTCGATGACGACATAGGCCAGGCCACGATAGGCCGGGGCCTTTCCGGCTCCTTCGATTCCCTCGATCAACGGATCAGGCAACTGGTCCTCGCTGCCGCTGTAGATCCGCATGTTAAGATCAGGCGCCGAGATTTCGTTGCCATCCGCCCAAATCCTGCCGACCCGCAGGATCTCACCTTCGCAAAGCCCGATCGCAAGGCTGACCGAATAGCTGTAGTCGTTGATCTTGGGCTTTGGCGCGCCCTTTCCGGCCCGGCGACGACGAACCGTTTCGGTGAATTCCGTGGCCCAGACAACCTGCCCACCGATCCGCATCCGGCCCCAGACCTGGCCAATGGCCGATCCTTCGCTCGCACCCGTCAGGCGCAGCCGGTCGATCCGACCTATGTCCACCGGCTCTGATCCGCCGCCCAGGATACGTTGGTCGATAGCCCGTCCGATCGTGGCCCCGATGGCGCGACCGATCACGGCACCCGAGAGGCCCAGAACGGTTCCACCAACACCGGCGCCGATCATCGCGCCTGCGGCCGAAAGCAGCAAAGTGGCCATTCACTTGGTTCCTTCTGGAAAGGCAAAGCGCGCCGCGATCCGGCGCTCCCACGGGGCCGAGAGCGAGCATTCGATCACGCCGTGGCCCGTGTAGGCATGAATGAAACGCGGATGTGGCCCGATCTCGGACTGAAATCCCAGATGCTTGGCGATGCTTCCTTCCCGCATGCGGAACAAGATCACGTCGCCGACTGCTGCCGGATGACAGTCCTTTTCTCGAAGCCATCGCCGTGCGACCGCAAGCAGAACCTCCTGTCGCGAAGGTTCCGCCCAGTCAGCCGTGTAGGCGGGAACGGGTTCCGGTTCGTCGCCATGGATTGCCCGCCAGACGCCGCGTAGCAACCCAAGGCAATCTGCGCCGGCCCCCCGGACACTTGCCTGATGCAGGTATGGCGTGCCAAGCCAGAGCCGCGCCTCCGCAATGATCTGCTCGCCAACCGTCATGCGCCACCACCGCCCGACCGTCGCGCTCTGCCATTCGGGCGACCGGGCACCGGATATGAGGCAAGCCAGTCTTCCCCCGGAATATGTGGAAATCCGCGAAAATTCAGAAAGTTCGCATATTTCACCCGACAAGTGGTCGCGGATTTGTCGCATCCCGCATGAATGCGCACCCTGTCTCCGGCAGTGATCGGTGCCCGCAACGATTGCCACAGTTCGATCCGGCGCTGCTCCCTGTCCTGCCGGTCGATCTTCACGACACCAACCAGCCCGGCCGCTGCGCCATTGATGGCAGAGAACCGTCCGTCTTCGAACCAATGCTCATCGAAGCTCGCGAAGTCGCGGAAGGTGAAGACCCTGCCGTCGTCAACAGCATCGACCGTAACCTCAGCGAAGTATCCCGGTTGGGTCAGGTCAAAACGGCATCGACCATCTCCCAGCACTGCTGAACACCCAGGGGTATAGGCCATTCCCTGCGGTTGGTTCAGAAGCTCGGTCAGGCCACGCAGCTCGGCCCGGAAGCTGCCATCAACGCGAGATATCTCGCCCAGACTGCCGCGGAACTGAAGCAGGAAGTCCTCTTGTGCAGCCCAGTTGACCAGATAGGCCTGAACCTCTGCGCCATCGAAGCGACCGGCGGTCAGGTCGTCCTCGGTTATCGCGGCAGCGCTCAGGGCGCCGAAGGCCTCGCTGTTGTCAACCGATAGCCCGGTCGTCTGTTGCAATGCCCGCGCGGTCATGCCGGTGTCGGCGCGACAGGCTACGCCATCGACCACAAGATTCCGGTCATGATCGGTAAATCCAAGCACCAGCCCATCCCGACGCCGCACCGTCCAGGCGCGGCAAACCGTGGTGGACCCGGTCGCAAGATGCGAAAGCAGGGCTTCCTTGCTCACAACCGCACCTCCACAACGGGAACACTGGGGACATCCCCGGCATGGAACGACGCGGCAGACGTCTGGATCGCATCCGTGTCAAAACGGACCGGCACGTCAAATTCAAACCCCGCTGTCACGCGGGTTCCCAAATCCGGCGCAAGGGTGAAAGTCACCTCACCTGTTTCCGGGTTCACCGCAAACTCAAGCGAGTCGATCTTCGGGTCGCCGGCCACGGCCACCACCACGGTGCCAAACACCGGCTTGCGGATCGGACGGGAATAGCCCTGCTGTCCCGACACATAGGTCTTCTGCAACTGAAAAACGGTTCGCTCGCCGTCGCCGGTGCCGATCAGCTGGTCGTCGGCTGCCGGTGTCGCCAGAGGCGCGCAGGACTTGAAGTCAGACCAGTCTTTCCACCGAAAACCGTGCAACTGCCCGGCGCGGGCTTCGAAGAAGGCGATCAGAGTCTCGATATCGTTCAGCGACCGCAACCCGACGCCCGCATCATAACGCCGACGGGAATGTTCCCAGGGCGTGTTCCGTTCTTCAAAGCCGTTCGCCAGCGTGACGATCTCGGTCCGCCGTTCGGGGCCGCCGACAGACCCGAAGCTCAGGTTCGCCGGAAAGCGTATCTCGTGAAATGCCATAATATCCTCACCGATTGCGCTGACCGCGCGACAGGGCGCGGCTGACCTGGGCGGCAACCTGGGACTGGCTGCGCTGGAAGCCCTGCACGTCCGGCGTCGTGATGTTCATCACCACGTTGACCGCCCTGCCCCCGCCCGCCTGCACCCCCAGGCGACCATCCGGCCCCCGGGCCAGCGGCATGATCGCCTCCGGACCGGCCTCGCCCATCAACCCACGCCCGCCGCGCATCGGGAAAGTGGTCGGCGCGCCGACGATCCCGCCCTTGGCGAAGGGCATCACCTTGCCCTGACTGAAGGCCCCGCCATTGGCAAAGGGCATCCCCGCGCCCATCACGCCTGCCACGCCCTGCGCTAGAAGGCCGCCCAGCGCGCCCGTCACCGGCTTGATCGCAATGGAATAGACCGTATCGACGATGGTGTTCGCCACCGACTTCAGCGCGTCGTTCAGCTTCATCCCGTCGAAGACCAGCCCATCGAAGGCTTTCCGCAGCCCGCCGCTGATCCCGCTCGACAGCGTGTTCACCTCGCGGCCGGTGAAGATCATCGTCTCCCGCATCCGCGACAGCTCCCCGTCGAACGCCGCCACCATCGACACCGATGACCCCATCTGCGCTTCAAGCGCCTGAAGCTGCTCCTGCATCGTTCCGATATCCGCCATCGCCCTGATCCTTCCTCACATCCGGGAACGCCGCCGCCAGTTCTGCCAGCCGCGCGCGTGTCAGGGGCGGGACCAAGCCCTCCCGCCCCAGCATGATCTTCAACTCCACGGGCGTAAGACGCCAGAAGACCACCGGCTCCAGCCCCAGCCCATGCAGGCCCGCCTGCATCAGCCCGCGCCAGTCGATGCCACTCATGACTCGCCCGGCAGCGAGAACGCCCGCGCCAGCAATTCCGCCGCCGCCCGCGCCGCCTCGACCGGACCACCGCCGATCTCGACCCGCAGAAGGTCCGAGGCCGAACCCTGCCAGCCACCGCCACGAAGGCCCGCGACGATCAGCGCCAATACGTCCCGCGTCGAAAACTGCCGCTCCTCGAACCGCTGCACCAGATCCAGAAGCGACCCCGTCTCCAGCGCCTCCTCCAGCTCGGCCAAAGCGCCAAGCGTCAGCTTCGCCGCATGACGCTGGCCATCCAGCCAGATCGCGACCTCGCCTGCCCAGGGGTTCGCCATCTCAAAGCGCCGTGAAGGTCATCGCCCCCGCCGAGGCCATGGCCATCTCGTAGCTCGCCTCGTCGTTGTGGCTGCCGGAATACTCGATCGAGGTGATCTGGAACGGCCCCTCGATCACCCCGAAACTCGGGATCACCACCTGGAAGTCCGGGATCTCGCCGTTGAAGAACACCTGCCGCGCGCGCTCGTCGGTGTTCTCGTCCCGAAACACCCCCGACCCCGAGATCGCCGCCGACTTCACGCCCGCCCCGGCAAGCAGCTCGCGCCAGCCACCCTGGCTTTCCAGGCTGGTGACATCCACCGATTCCGTGTTGAAGCTGATCCGCGTCGCCCGAAGCCCCGCGATGGTGACGAACTGGCCGTCCCCCGTCTGGTCGATCTTGATCAGCAGATCCTTGCCGCTTTGCACAGCCATGTTCGCTCTCCGTGTGAAGGGTGTTGGGCG